GTAACATACAACATCAATGCTGTAGATGCAATGAGCTTTAAACAGATGGTGGCAAGAGATCCAGGCTTTATACACGCAGTAGCAAGCCAGGGTGCAAGAGCAATTCCAGGAGGTAGATAGATATGAGTTTTCAATGGGTATTTGATAATGCTACAACAATGAGCATTAATAGAAAAAAAGTAATTGCAAGTACAACAGCAAGAGACGGAACTGTTAGAGCGGTTAACCGCGGTAATGGTGCAAAGGTGTTTACTGTAAGATTGCCAGATGGTCCTAGATATAGTGATAATAAAAGTAATATAGAAGCTATTGAAGTTTTAGACAAATTTAACACAGAAACGATTGAAATTAAATATAGTAAGCTACCTTATTATTATGGCAACGTTGATCCTGGAACTAACGAAAGTTATGAAGTAATTTGTATTGAATTTCCTGAATGGACATTGTTTGGGTACGATCAAGTTCAGTGGAGTGGTGCCTTTGTATTTGTAGAGGTAGTATAATGAGTGTAGATTTAACAAGTTATACTGGTGTCAGAACAAGTCTTTTTGTTCGCATTGATGTAGCAGAATACAGCACAACAGAAGGCGGACCTTACGCAAATGAAATACTTCGTTTCACTGATCACAATACTACTTACAGCATCAACAGCGAGTCTTACATACCTGTTGGTGACTTACTTACTGTCACAAATAGCGTAAATGAATTACGCCCAACAGGCAACACAGCAAGCATTGCACTTAGTGGTATTCCAAATGCTAATATTAGCGAAATCGTAAACAGTAAAATAAAGGGCAGCACTGTTCAAATATACCGTGGCTACTTTGATATAAGCACAGGTGCTATTATTGGTGATGTGCAAAATAGATACATTGGTATGATTAACAATTACAGTCTAGAAGAAGAATATGATGTATTAGAAAAAACTGCTACTAATACAATCCAACTAGAATGTCTAAGTAATATTGATGTGCTAAGTAAAAAGATTGCTGGACGTAGAACAAATCCAGAAAGTATGAAAAAGTTCTACTCAAGTGATGTTAGTTTTGATAACATTACAGCTCTAAAAAATAGATCGTTTGACTTTGGAGTAACCAAATGAGTTTTATAGATACATTAGGCAGCATTGTTAAAGGTGTAGGTGGATTTTTGTCAAGTAACAGTCTTGGCAGCAGTCTAGCTAAAACAGCCTTACTTGGCTTTGCATTAAACAAAGTTAATAAAAGTATTCAAAATGCACAAGATGAAGCTGCAATTGAACCTCAACCATTTACATTAAATCCAGATACTACTAATAGTGTTCCTGTATTATATGGGGATGCTTATGCAAAGGGTATGATTACAGATGCATATCTTACAAGTAATAATAAGACAATGTGGTTTTGTATTACACTATGCGAAAAGACAGGCAATTTAATTGGTGGTACGCCAAGTGTTATTTCATTTAAAGAAGTATATTATAATGGTTTCCGTTTAGACTTTGCTACTAACGGTTATACTGTTGATAAAGCATACGATCAAGATGGCAACTCAACAGATGACTTTAGCGGATTACTTGAAGTATATCCATTTAATAATGGCAGTGCAAGTCCAACAGGTTTTACTACTGAAAGTGCAAGCAATTCAACAGCAGCAAACAGTTTATTTCCATCGTGGGGTGCAAACCACGATATGAATGGTTTAGTATTTGCTCTTGTTAAGGTTACATATAGTCCAAAGCAAAATGTAAATGGCGCTGGCACTTGGGAGTTTAGGTTAAGCAATACTATGAAGCAACCAGGTGATGTACTAAATGATTATATGACAAATACTCGCTATGGTGCAGGTATTCCAAGTGGGGAGATTTATAGCCAATGAATAGTTTAGAATACTTAAATGGTATAAGTTCTACATCAATATCTTATACAGACAACCGTGCAACTAATGTAATCTTTGATAGACCCAATCCTAAGAATATTGCGTTTACTGAAACTACTACTAGTTTTAGTGCTCATATAGGCATTGAAATTGTAGAAATTATTCAGCCTACAACAGCTAATGTACGCTTTAAGATTAACTTAGGTACATCAAATGCATCAGTTGATTTTGGTTTATTCAGCGAAGATTTAAGTTTAGTTAATAATGACACAGTTTGGACTATCTACGGAATTAAAACACTAGACCATTGGAATTCAATTAAATCACCTACAATTACACTAGATGAAGATTATTTTGGTGATGTTAGTTACGATGTTACTATTTTATATGATACAGACACAGCTACTAATTTAACCAAAGAATTTAGTGTAGGCTACTTTGTACCAGCTGTTCAAATGCAGCCTACTATTACAATGGATGTAACACCTAATGTTATATATGATCCATTAACAAACTTATATTCTTACACTGTATTCAAGTTCTACAGATATGCTGTTCAATTAGTTAGCAGATTTACATTAGAAGCAGAAGGAGTACTTTTAAATACTGTTTCTAGCCAGTTTAGTATGAATGCTGATGTAAATGTTATTACTGATACTGATTCAGCTCTAACTAGTTCAACTAATTTGTCAGTAGATGCTACTAAGATTGACTTTATTACAACCACAATACCATCAAGCGAAGTATATACATCTAATATTGCTAATACAATACTTGATGGCACTCAATTTAATCCATATGCAACTGATGTTTTTGTTGTATTAGTTACACCTGACACAGGCCATATTATGTATGATTCATCAGGTTATGAACACCAGGGATGGGACGCTTACCAGCATACATTTAGTGATGCAACTGATATTAATAATAATCTAACTACTATTAAATGGTGTCCTCCATATAACTATACAGGTTCTAGTTCATATAATGTAAAAGTATATTACGCAGGCATATTAATGATAGATGAAGATGTTAGTTTAACAAACTCAGGCACTGGTAGTATTAGTACAAGATATATTGAACAAACATCTTCAACTAATTTATCTATTGCGTTTGATGAATACTTGTATGGCAAATTTGATTACGATATAATTGGCGCGGGCGGTAGTGGCGCAGGAAGTTATGGCGGCGGCGGAGCAGGCGGCACTGTTGATAGCGGAACACTAATTTCTACAAACATTAATGATGATACTGTTACTAGTGATTCTAGGACTGCATACTTTATGAAACAGTTACAAATGACATTAGGTACTGGTGGAAGTCCTGCATCTACTACTGGTAATGCTGGTGGTAGCACATTATTCAAATATTATAATACTTCAGATGTATTACAAACTATAACCGCTACTGGCGGTGACGGCGGACTATATTATACATCAGGCGTAGGTAGTGATGGTGGTGACAATGCTGATTACAATGGTGGCGAAGGATTCAGTTCATCAGCAGGCGGTGGTGGCGGTGGCGCTGGCTCCGCTGGTAATGGAAGCAATGCAACTCTAAATGCTGGAATATACACAGGTGGTGCTGGTGGCGCTGGTGTATTTGTAGGTAGTGGATTTACATATACAACTGCTGCCAGGGGCGGTAACGGTGGTGGAACTAGCAATCCAGGAACTACATACGACTATTGGGGATCAGGCTCAGGCGGTGGCACAAACTCTGCTGGTAAAAATGGCGCAGTACTATTAAAGATTTACGCAAAATAAGGATTGACAGATGGGTACTATAAACAAATTTGAAATAAACGGATTAGTAGATACTAGCCAAAATGTATTAGAAAATATTCAACAACTAGCAAGAGCAAGTGGATGTTTTATTACTTGGGATGGCGCTGCTGGTAAGTGGAGTGTCATTGTAAATGAAACTGGCACTAGCGCCAAGTCTTTTGACGATAGTAATATACTTGGCAACATTAATGTAAGTGGTACTGGGGTAGCAGACTTGTACAATAGTGTACAGATAGAATATCCACATAAAGATTTGCGTGATGCTACAGACTATCTTGTTATTAATACTCCAACAGCAGATAGATTTGACGGTGAACTTGATAATCAATTAAGTATTGCACTACCAATTGTTAATAATCCAATTCAAGCGGCAATTATTGCAAATCAAGAATTGCGTCAAAGTCGTGTTGATAAAATTATACAGTTTAGAACAGACTTTACTGCTAATGGATTAAGAGCAGGTGATTTAATTGATATAACTGCAAGTGTATATGGTTATACTAATAAAGTATTTCGTATTATCCAAATTGAGGAAGAAGATGGCGATGAAGGTGCTTTAGTATATTCTATTATCGCACTTGAATATGATAGCGATGTATATGATACTACTGGAGTTACATATGAAACACGCACTGTAGAAAATGGTATTCGTGCTAAAATTACCAATGACGAAATGGCTGTACAAGATGACATTGATGTTGGTAGTCAAATTGGTAGATTACTTGCAGCAAATGCAGCCGCAGGTATTATTAATAGTCTATTTGAAGTAGATGAAGCAACAGGTGCTATTAACAATACTGGATCTTTTGCAGATAAAATATTCCAATCAATGTTTGAAAAGGGCGGTGCAAAACCTAATTTAACACATACTCCAACATCTACAGAAGTATGTTCAGGAAGCGATGCAACTATTGCATTAGCAATGCCTGCTAGTTGTGATAGTGGATGTTTCTTTAACGATCCTGATGTAGAATATGATTATACTATTACTGGCATAACAGAAAGTGAATGTAGCATTGACTTAGAAGGGACTTTTACTACAACAGGTAAAAACGGAAATTTTGTTTTTAGTGCAACTGTTGAAAGTGAAAAGACTGCAACAGTAACTATTGGCGGAGCAAGTTCTAATATTGAATTTGCGCCAGCCTCAAGCGAACAGGTAAACACTGTTCCAGCCTCAGTAACTGTTACTGAAGGTAATAGTTTAACTGTAAATGTTACAACAGTTGGTATTGCTGATTCTACTGTATTAGATTATGAAGTCACAGGTGCTGGCGCAAGTAAAGTATCCAATCCAACAGGCACTGTTACTATTACAAGTAATACTGGTAGCTTTGTATTGAATACTACCAATGATGGTGTTTTTACAGGTGATTTAGATATTGATATAACTGTATATCCAGATTTAAAAGACTATTGTAGTGGTAATTCACATTCTGCTACAGTAACGATAGTAGATGCAAGTGCTGAACCTGTTACTTGTGATTACCAATCAGTGCCAATTATATGGTGTGGATCTTGGGATGGAACAACAGGATATCTAAGATCTGTTAGTGCAGTAGGATATGCAAATTTACCAATTGTAGCTACAGGTGGTACAGCAGTTCCATCAGCTATAAGTGTAACAGGTGCTAATACATCAGGCGCAGCAATTAGTATTGATGATACAGTTAATGTAGATACTAGTGTTGTAAGTGGAATGAGCATTGATGTTATTACATCATTTAGTGCTCCAGGCAGCGGACCTTATTTGTCAGGCACAACTACAACAGTTAAAGGATACTAATCTTTTTTTACCTTTTTTTGATGTTTTTTTAGGTTTTAAACTAAATACATATAGCAGACAAACAATGTCTGCTTTTGAAAAACATTGCAGACAACAACTTAACTAGGAGAAATATTATGAGCGCAGCAAGCGACTTTACAGAAAACTTAGCCCTAAACTGGCTTTTAACATCAGGCGCGGCAACACGCCCAACAGCGTGGTACTTAGGTCTACACACAGCTTCGCCACTTGACGACGATTCAGGTGCAAACGAAATTTCAGGCGGTTCATATGCACGTCAATCTATTGCTTTTACAGTAGCACTAGACACAGCATCTAACTCAGCTACTATTACATTCCCAGCAGCAACCGCTACTTGGGGTACTATTAGCCATATCTCAGTATATGACGCTTCAACTGGTGGCAACTTATTGTTCCACGGTGCAGTTACTACAAGTAAAACTATTGAATCAGGCGATACATTCCAAGTGTCTGCTTCAAACCTAACAATTACACTAGCATAATAGTGACAGGGTGCGGAACTTGGACTCTTCGCACCCTGATTTAATTTATAACTTCGTGGAGCAAGTCACAACATGGCAACTATAGTAACAAGAGCAGGCAAGGGAAGCGCACTGACGTGGACTGAAGGCGATGCTAACATAACAAATTTAAACAACGACAAGATTGAAAGCGTTGCTGATGATACAACCCCACAACTGGGCGGTACATTAGATCTAAACAATCAAGACATCACAGGAACAGGTAATGTTACCATTACAGGCACTGTCACAGCAGACGATATTGTTGGACCTCTAAATGGTCCAGTAAGACAAAGTGTATATGCAAGTGTAGCACTGACCAAAGGTGACGTGGTTTATTTTAGTGGACTACAAGGCAATGATCCAATTGCTAGTCTAGCACAGTCAAACTCTGCTGCAACTATGCCTGGCATGGGTATTGTATCTGCTAACATTGCACAAGGCAGTGTAGGTGAAATTGTACAGTTTGGTAGTTTAAAAGGACTAGATGCAGCAGACTTTGGCGAAACTGGCATTACGTTTAGTCTAGGTGATAATGTATACATAAGTGCAAGTGAAGCAGGCAAACTAACCAATGTGCAACCATTAGGTGAATCAAATCTTGTTCAAAACATTGGTAAGATTTCTAGAGCTACACCAACAACTAATATTACTATTAACGTAGGCGGAGCAGGCAGAACCAACGCTACTCCAAACTTGGATGAAGATCAATTCTTCTTAGGCAATTCAAGTGGTGCTAGTGTTGCAGTAGACTTTTCAGACGCGGTCAACGCACTATTGCCAACACCAGTAAGTTCACTTAATGATCTAAGTGATGTTAGTTTTAGTGCTCCTGGCGCAACCAACGGCGATGTTCTTATTTGGAACAGTGTTGCAGGCGAATTTCAAAGTGGTGCTCAAAGCGGCGGTATTGCAAATGTTGTAGAAGATACTACTCCGCAATTGGGTGGGACTTTAGATGGTCAGGCAAATATAATTCAAGATGTCCAATTAGAAAATTACAAAGAAACAATCTACTCATTAGGCTCAACAGATACACCTGCAATTGATGTTGCAAACGGCAATGTACAAACAGTAACCATTGCAACTGGTCTTACACTCCCTGAATTAAGCAATGTTGAAACAGGACAAAGTGTAACACTTATTGTAAGTGGAACAGGATCAATTACAGACGGAACAGTTGGATCAAAGTACAAGTTTAGCGAAGGTAATACTAGTTTGACAACTAATTCAATCGTTTCAATTTTTTATGATGGAACAGGTTATTGGGCAAGTGTAGCAACTAACTTTGGCACTGGCGCACCTTAAGGAGATAACATATGCCCTTAGGAGCATTTAGATTAACAAGTTTAGCAATGACTGCCACAGTGTCAGGTCCTGCACCTGGTAGAACTGCGGTAAACAGTATTGCACAAGGCAATGCACAAATTGATACAGCACAATCAAAGTTTGGCGGAAGCAGTCTATTACTTGATGGCTCAGGTGATTACCTACAAACAGACCTTAGTGTAAGTTCAACTCAAACTGAATTTACTTGGGAATGTTGGTTTAGACTGAGTTCACTTAAAAACGACATGTTCCTATACCAAGGTGACAATGGCGTAAGTGATGCAAGACATCAGATTTGGATCACAGGTCCAAGTCGTCCAACCCATGCAAATGAAGTTATTGTTGTTACAGGGTCAGGCGGAAGTTACACATTTAATGTAAACTTCACTGCAACTACTTGGGCAACAAACACTTGGTACCATTTAGCAGTTACTCGTAATGCATCAAACAGCATAACTGTTTGGGTCAACGGTGTGTCAAAAGGCTCAGTTACAGACAGCAAAGCATTCTTTAGTGGAGGTTCAACTAATCCACTAATTGGTTATTCAACCTACAGTGCAGGTGCTGACTTCCCTGGACACATTGACGAACTACGCATTTCAACAGTTGATCGTTATCCAGGTGCATTTACTCCTCAAGGTATTGCATTTACTAATGATAACGACACTGTGTTCTTGATGCACGCAGATGGCGTAGATGGCTCAACTACAATTGACGACGACAATTCTGCTGCAATACGAGATAGTGTAACAACCACAGCATACAATGATGCTCAAATAAGCACAACTCAAAACAAGTTCTTGAGTACAAGTGGTTACTTCAACGGCGGAACTTATCCAAGCACAGCAGACTATGTAACAGCAGACATTCCTGACACTATTGGCACGGGAGACTTTACTGTAGAATTTTGGGTTTGGGATACCACCACTGGCGGACAGCACTACTTTGCATTTGTTGACAGCACTGGCAACAATGGTTGGGAACTGCGTATGGACACCAGTCAATTTAGAATTTATGACAAGACCAGTGGCACATTCACTACACAGTTCACAGCAGTTGATCTCAGTCACTACAGAAACCAATGGCAACACGTTGCTATTTCAAGATCAAGTGGCGTTTGGAACTTGTTTGTTAATGGAACAAAAAGCAGCCTTACTCCAACTTATGCCAAGGATCTTACAGGCATGACTGTAAACATTGGTGCTGGACAACAAACTGGATATGCTAGTTTGAATGGTTATATAGATGACTTGCGTATAAGCAATATAGCAAGATACACTAGTAGCTTTACACCATCAACTACAACACTTGTTAATGATAGTGATACATTGCTGCTGCTGCATTTTGAAGGTGCAAATGCAAGTACTACATTTACAGATCATAACTTCTAAGGGGAGCAAATGTCAAGAGAATACACAGATGGTTTATTCATAGACCTAGAATACTTTACACCAGAAGAGTATCTTGTTTATGTTGCAGAAGCCCAGGCACATCTAGGCAGTTTATATATTGAGTCAGGTTATATTGACGCTGACTATTATGAAGGCCAAGAAGGCGCTGTGTTTAGTATCTCTTGTGAACTCACAGAAGTAGTAGGCGAATTAAAAGAAGCAAGTGCAAGTTTAACCGCAGCAGCAAGTCTAAGTGCAACGGGTAACAAAGCAGGCACAGTTGAAGCTAACCTAACAGTTAGTGCAGGCGCGAGTGCAGCTAACAGTCGCATACGTTCTACAAGTGTAGCAATTACAGGTGCAATGACAGCAGACATCACAGTGTTTGCTACTATGAACGGTGAAATATTACTAATTGCCAACGCCAGCATGGCCACAACTAGCCTGCGTATTCGTGACAATGACGTTGCACTCACCAACATTGTCAATCTAAGTCTACAAGCTGCAAGGTTTGCAGCATTTGACAGTGCCTTGACCACGGAGTTTAGTCAAGCAAACACTTCAGCAGATGTTACGCGAACCACAAGTTCTAATACATCTGCTGTTTTTGCCTCTAGTGCAAGTCTAGACGGCTTACTACTAGCAAATGCAGCACTTGACGTTGCATTTGCTACAACTTGCGCTGCATTAAATGTTCAACTGGGCTCAAGTGCTAACACCAGTGAATTTACCGCAACTTGTAGTCCAATTAGTTTTGTTAGAAAAGATCTTTCACCTAGACCCGTTGATTGGGTAACAACCAGCAACACCACATTTGATAGCACAGTTAAAAAGTATGGCACGGCTGCACTAAGATTCAACAGCAATAGTTTGCCAGCTTTTATTCAAAGTGACAACCCTGTTGATTACTTTAACATTGCACAAGATCAAGACTTTGCAATTGAATTTTGGTTTAGATATGCGTTTGAAGGGCTAACTGCCAACAGCACACTGTTTACATACACTCCTAGTTTCTATATTAGCAACGTGTATAATGGTGCGTTCCAAGAGAACAGTTTAACGTTAAACTTCTTTGGAAATACTGTTACAACCAATAGATTAACCAGCAACGCCTGGCATCATATCTCTGTTGTTCGTGCAAGTGGCACTGTTTACTTTAGAGTAAATCAAATCAGTGCTGGATCAATCAGTGACAATCGTGCAGTCTTTGATGACAATGACTACATTGAATTTAGAGCAACAACTCCTGCAAAAACATTTTACATTGATGAATTTGCTTTAAGAGTTGGAGAGTCAACTGTAAACGGTTACACCAGTAGCCCAACCAACACCCAGGTTGAAACGCAATTGATGTTGACACACTTTGATGGCAACTACCTTGACGACATCACAGGGTTTACACTTCAAGGCAGCGCACTTCTAACAAGTGCATTTAGTCAAACTAGCACCGCAGGCTTAGTTGCAGATATTACAGCATTAGAAGCAGGTACATTTGCGCTTAGTGCTGACGTTGAACGTATTATACAAGGTCAATCAACTTTAACTACAAGTGCTACACTAGGCGCTATTACTGGATTTGTACAAAGTGCAGATGCTACACTAGATGCTTTTGTTAGTGAAATTGTTGTGGTCAACAAAATTGGTAATACCTTAATTGATATTCCAATGATCACTACACTAACTGCGCAAGCCAATGAGATTGTACAACTTAGCAGTGCTTTAAACACAGAGTTTGCGCAAACTATTAGTGCAAACCTAAACGCACTAGCAAGTAGTAGCTTGAACAGTGCATTCACACTACCAGATGTGTATGCAGGTCCTTATATCTACGACATTGACAGTCCACTCAACAGTGCATTTAGTACAGCCATTGATGTTCAAAGAATTCGCAGTTCAACAGTAGCAGCGTCTAGTGAATTTAATCAAACTGCAAGTGCTGTAAAAACTTGTAGTGCCACGCTTGCTCTAAGTGCAAACAGCACCATTGCAGTAGACTACACAAGAATAAAACCGTTTAGTGCAAGCCTAGACTTTATTGGTAGTGAACTTGCTGCGGTGGCTAAGATTGGTGACTTCTTAATCACACTTGACACCAGTAGTAGTATGTCAACCAGTGCTGTTGTTAAAACAGGCAGTGTGATTGGCTTAAACACCGCAGCCACAACAGCCATTGTTTCAAGCCGTACACGAGCCACAAGTGCAAATTTAGATAGCCAATTTATCCAAACAGTAAGTGGCATTATTAATGTTGAAGGCAGCAGCAATATTAATGTTAGTAGTTCACTTGTTGCAGACGCTTCTAAGATAACTGACGTACAAATTGCAATTCAAGGTGCAATGTCATTTGCGGCAGTTGCAAAAGGCAACCTTGCTGGCGAAATTGATCTTGACACAACAAGTACACTTACAGCAGACGCTGTTGCAATTAGAGGTGTTCAAGCAGATCTAAACGTGCTTGCTAATATACAAGCACAACAAACAACAATACGTCAAACTAATGCTAATTTTAATCTAAGCATAAGTATTACAGCTGATGGTAGAATTATTACGTTACTTGAAGAACTTGAATATGTAATACCGCAAGAAACAAGAGTGTTTAAAATACTACAAGAAAGTCGCGAATACACAATAGAATTTGAAACACGTGAACATATTATATAAGGAACCAAAATGTTAACAACTGCAAACAGAACAGGCTTTGAGCCAACAGCAAACGCTCTTTGGATTTCAAAGGACGTTGAAGCACAACTAATTTACACATTTGATTGGAGCCAATGGCTTGAAAATAGTGACACTATTGCCAGCACACAATATTCAATTACAGCAAGAAGTAATGATCCAGACCCAATTACTATTGAAGACGAAGGCGTAGCCGCAGGCAATCTTAAAACATATGTAGAACTTGCTAATGGTGTAGATGGTAAAAGTTATAGTGTTACTTGTAAGGTTACTACTAGCAATGGGTTAATTGATCGTAGAACTTTTAAAGTACAGGTACAATCTAGGAGTGCATAATGAGCATTCCTACCACTGATCACGAAAAACAAAGTCTTGAGGCACATGTTGACTTGTGTGCAGTGAGGTATGAGAATTTGGATAATAGATTGACAAAAGTAGAACAGAAAATTGAAGAGTTAGGCAATGAAGTTCGCAAAGGCAATTCAACTACTATGAAAGCACTAATAGGTGCTGTGGCAACAATTGTTGTTGCGCTTATAGGTGCTGTGGCTACTATAATCAGTTCTCTCCCCTAGAACTCGTTAAGGCTTTAAATATTGGTATGAAAGATCGTATACCAAAAGAAATTAGCGAGCAAATTGTTTGGAAACCTCAAACAAACCCTGATGATTTTCCAGTAATTGACCAAATTATTCACCACGCTAAAAGCTGCGAAGACTGTGAACACCTAGTAACAGACCGCAGAGTACACTTGCGCAGAACTCAACAACCAATGCGGCATTGGAGCAAGTACTGCGCCACATGCACTCATTACCAAAATCCCCGCACTCTAAAATTTGACGCAACTATTCATGATGTGAGAGCCTATTGGCGAGAAGTCAAGATGGCTGCTACCAAAAAATATTGGGAACTACACAAAAAGAATAAATAACTATGAGAAGCAGGCTTGCATTCATAGATTAATGCCATTATCTATCTCCGTTGGGCCTTGCTTCTCACTTTCAAACAGCTTCAGGCTTTTTGATTCTCCACAGTCCCTTAATTGTTATTGCAAGAAAACAGTTAAGGGACTTTTCCTTGACTTAAACACCTAGACTAGATCAAAAACACCATTAAATTACAAACCACGTTGTAAAGCACCTAGCGTGGTAGTGCAATCGTGGTTAAGACCAGGTTTTAGTTTTTCTTTAGTAATATACCTCTAGATGTATCGTTGTAGCTCAAAACCACAATGTGGAGTTAAGAGCCAAGAAAGATCAGAGAACTTCCTTTACCAATTAGGTTGACAAACCGTTAGTATAGTAGTATTATTAATAAGTAGATAAATACATGTGTTAAACACGGAGAAAACAAATGGCAACCACTAAACTTAAACCTACAGACATTGACAAAATATTTGCGCTGGCAGGACTTCCATCTAGAAATACAAAAAAAACAGACACTGCTGGTGTTTGTTATTATAATATAGATAATAAAGATAATAAAGAAAATAAAGAAAACACAGAAGACCCGTTGGATCTCTCTTCTCTTGACACAGAGGCTAACGCCTCTCTAAGATCAAATGAAGTAATCACTTCCCATGAACAAGTTCAAAGGCGAAGCAGCCAAGAGGAGGAATCTCTTGATTCTAAGGGTGGCAGAGTAAAAGCAGAAACACCAGCAAACCCCTTGGCCACTGAAGATCCAGCACTAACACCTAGTATGGTAGACAGGTGTTTGTTGACATTCTACGACAATGGCGAACAACCCAAGGGCAGCAAGAAGCAGAGATACAAACTGGGCATTACAATAAATCCAATTGAAGCTCCAGGAGACCGCTGGGAGTTTATTGGCAACTGCAACAAAGACAGAAGAATATTTGTGCGCAACTTGCCTGAAAAGAATCGCAGCCAAACTATTCAATTTGTAGACGAAATGCGCACTAGATGCAAATCACAATACAGCAGTTATCCTTTGATTGGCAAAGTTCATGCTAACGCCAAGTGGAACGAGGGCCAAGAGTCAATGAGTCAAAAAGAAGATGGATGTGCTGTGGCAGTTTTTTGGACAGGTAGTCATTGGCGGGCCACTATTATGCTTTGGGACTATATAATAGAAACAGACCTGTTTAGTCATGATCTAAGTGCAAACCAAAAGAGAAAGAATGTAAAGGCTGTGAGTGGTATTATATATGGTCCCAACAGCACAACTAAACTTGCAGACGCAAGCAAACGCAAACCAACATTTAGACAAATGAGAAGCAACTAGTTTAACCAAGGAGAACCAATGTTAATTGAATACTATGCCACAGAAGCAGAAGATCGTCAACTTGAACAAATGATCAAAAGCGACGCCATACTAGAATGGTTTAATCCAGAGTGTGGTTACTACATACTAGAAACAGATGATCCCCAGGTATTGACCATAATGCATCTAATGGGACTAGAAGTTTATGTAAGTGCTAGAGCAGAAAAAATCACCACTACTAGTGCAAAACTATAAATAGTAGTATGAACGAGAACAACCAAGATAGACCCCAAGGGTGGGGCAAGACAGGTCCTGCGCCCAAGCGACTAGAAGAAAAAATAGTTCTAGGTATTCCTGTTGGACGAGGCGATAACAGAGAAATAGTGCCTCCAGAGGAAGTATACAAGTTGGCTAGTATTGGTTGCACAGACAGAGAGATTGCTGCTTTCTTTGGCGTAAAGGAAGATACCCTGCGCCGCAACTTTGCGGACAATCTCGCAAAAGGACGTGAATATACTAAAACAAGATTGAGAATGAATATGTTTAAAGCAGCTGACAACCTCAATCCAGCCATACTCATATTCCTAGCCAAGAACATACTAGGCATGCAGAATGAACCAACCAACACTGAAGACAGTGCCGCACTACCATGGGTAGAGGGTGTTGATGATGAATTAGAAAAGGAAAACCACGATGAAGAGATTGAATAGCACCACTTGGACAGATGGCACACACAACTACACAGGCAACCCCAAAGAAGGATTCACACGTGTAGTAGACTCAGACTCTGTTAAACTTGTACCAGCACCACAAGAAGTACGTGTAGACATTAAGTTTGATGATGAAGACGAAAATCCTTGGAATGACTAAACCAAATCCAGCCAAGATTGAAATAAATGAAGGTGAAGCATATGTGCGTTATGAAGGCGTAACATATCGTGTTAAACTTAGTTACTTCAAACTAGAAGCAACAGCTAACTCTAAAGAAATAGAAATAGAAGGTTACGTGGTCAAGTGACTTGGATATACAACAACAGCCCTTTCACAGTTGCCCCAGACGACTGTGAAGGGTTTGTGTATGTGATACAAAATCCTAGCACTAAAAGATATTACATTGGACAGAAACGTTTCTGGAGTGTAAAGAAACTGCCACCACTCAAAGGCAAAGTAAACAAGCGTCATAAGCGTGTAGAAACAAACTGGCAAGACTATTGGGGCAGTTCAGATGCACTACAACAAGATGTAGAACTATTGGGTAAAGATCAATTTGTAAGAACCATAATCACACTGTGCGCCACCAAAGGTGACATCAACTATGAAGAAGCCCGCCTCCAATTCAAGTATGACGTACTCAGAGATGAACGTGCTTACAATGGTATAATACAGTGTAAGATACATCGCAGCCACTTGTCCAAAAAATAGCAGTTTTTGATTGACATTTGATAAATAACAGTATACAATTAACATATAAACAAGGAGAAAACTAATGGCACAAACTAATACACAACTAAGCATTGAGATAATGTACAGACTCAAAGAGTTTCTCAATAATGAAATTCGTCAGAATGGTGAAATACAAATCAATAACAAACGCATTTGGGACGGTTGGCTTCACAAGATGAACAACGAAGTATGGGCTGGAATACTTGAAACAATGCAAACATTGAGCCATCAACACCCTGAATTGTTTAACCTACATCAACACACTGCAATAGAAGATGGTTTAAAACTATTAAACAAGTACTCTGACTACTATGACAACGTACTAGACATGAACAACAAACATGTTAAAGCCAAAGGTGTTGCTTGGAAATGCCTACACACAGTTAGAGAAGTATGGAATGAATGTGTTAATGATCTACTACCAAATTTAGATTCAAGTCGTGTAACATCAACATACGGAGATATGTTTGAATGACCTATAAAATCAAATATGCAAGAGCCCCTGAAGTACCTGCACACCACCGTCCCAAATGGTGGCCTGGCCGCAAGATCAGTCTAGACTGGACAGATGAAAGCACTGCTATAGATATTGACAGACGCTATGCTTGGATGAAACACAAAGCACAAGCTAAGTTTCGCAATGAAGAACACACCATTAGCTATGAAGAGTGGTGTGAGTTGTGGACTGTTGAATTGTTTCTACTCAGAGGTAGACGTGCGCAAGACTACTGCATGTACAAACAAGACATTGAACTTGGATGGCATGCAGACAATGTCACAGTTGGGGTGCGTCAGGAATACCTAAACAGAGCACGTGAATACAGAAGCGCACGAAGTGATTGATCCTGACTTCAACCCTTACGACCTTCTAGAAGAACTAGCACATGAATTAGTGCGATTGAATGATCGTCAAAACAAATTAGAAAAGTTCTTTCAAGAACTAGTTGAACAGCATCATAGCATAGCTAATCACATGGGAGGCCAGACACGCGAAGTGCAAAAGATATACCATTCAATAGGACACCTACTAAATGAAATTAAGCAAAGCCCAGGCACAGATAGCACAGGATCCAACTAGATTCAAAGTTGCCATCTGCGGAAGGCGCTTTGGCAAAACCTATCTGGCCATACGTGAGATGTGTTATCGTGCCAAAGAACCTAATCAAAACATTTGGTACATTACAAGTTCATATCGTGCAGCCAAGATGATTGTTTGGAAGCCACTCAAGAACACACTGTTGGACCTACGTTGGGTTGCCAAGGTTAATGAAAGTGAATTAAGTATAACACTGCGCAATGGCAGTGTTATCTCACTCAAAGGAGCAGAAAGTTATGACAGCTTGCGTGGTAGTTCAATCTCATATGTAGTACTAGATGAAGTCTCTGAGATTCCTTCAAACGCCTGGGTAGAAGTTGTACGTCCAGCACTTGCAGATCAACAAGGAGGCGCACTGTTTATTGGTACGCCCAAAGGCAAAGGCAATTGGAGTTATGACTTATACTGCCAACAGCAAACTCAACCTGGGTCTTGGAAAAGTTTTCAGTTTACAACTCTAGATGGTAATAGAGTAAGTGAACAAGAAATAGCCAGTGCTAGAGCAGACATGAATGAACGTCAATTTAGACAAGAGTTTCTAGCAACCTTTGAAAGTTATGAAGGCCGCATTGCACATGCATATGATCGTGATCTAAACACAGCAACGCCTGCAAACTTAGACACACAAGAACTGCTGGTAGGCTGTGACTTCAACGTAAACCCAATTACTGCTACAATTGCTGTGCGCCAAGGTGAAGATCTATACATCATTGATGAAATCCTTATGCACAACTCAAACACGCAGGAACTTGCTGACGAACTCAACAACAGATATCCAACCAGCAAGATCTACTGCTTCCCAGACCCAGCAGGAAGCGCAAGAAAAACAAGTGCTAATGGACACACAGACCATACAATACTTGCTAACGCTGGATTTATTGTTAAAGCGCCACGCAGGCACGACCCAGTTAGAGACAGAATAAACAGTCTCAATGCCCGTTTGTGTGACGCAAATGGCAAAAGACACCTCTTCACAGCGCCATCCGCTAAATACACTATAGAAAGTTTGGAAAAGTATACATACAAAGAAGGCACCCAAATACCTGACAAGGACAGTGGGTATGATCATATTTTTGATGCACTAAGTTATTGTGTGGCATACTTATTCCCAGTGAAGAAGAACATCAAACCAATAGCTCCTCAGCGTTGGGGAACTAAGACATATTAGGACGCACAATGGACTCAATACAAACATTATCCAACGCCGTGAAAGCAGCTCTTTCTGGCAACACACTATACCAAAATTACTTTGACACGTGGAAATACTATTTAGAATCATACACAGGTGGTGAAGAATATCGCAGTGCAGGACATCTAGTTCGCTACCAATTAGAAAATGAACGTGAATACAACGCAAGACTTGAGCAAACACCCCTAGACAATCACTGCAACAGTGTGATCAGTGTGTACAACTCATTTTTATTTAGAGAACAGCCTGTTAGAGAGTTTGGTCAAATTGAAGGCAGTCGTGAAGTTAAAGAATTTTTAAAAGACGCTGACTATGACGGACGCAGCCTAACAGCATTTATGAAAGATGTTGCTACTTGGGCCAGTGTGTTTGGACACTGTTATGTAATGGTTACTAAGGCCAACATTGGTGCTACTACACGAGCTGAAGAACAAGCCCAGGGTGTACGTCCATATGTGAGTTATCTTACTCCGCTGGTTGTGCTAGATTGGGAATACACTCGCAGTCCTGTGGGACGCTATGAACTCACATACTTTAAGTATCTAGAAGATGTTAATGGTCAAATCAACACTGTCAAAGAATGGCGTCAAGATTCAATCACAACCACTGTGGTTGACACAGAAAACAATCATGTAATAGAAATCACTGAAGAACCAAATCAATTGGGTAAGATTCCTGCGGTGTGTGTATACAATCAAAAGGGCATTGCGCGAGGCATTGGTGTGAGTGACATTGCAGACATTTCAGACTTGCAAAAATTTATCTACAATGGCACAAGTGAAATTATGCAATCAATTCAAATGGACACACATCCAAGTCTAGTAGCCACAACTGAATGTAATGTGGGCACTGGCAGCGGTGCACTAATACACATGCCAGAAAACATGGATCCAGGACTAAAGCCATACCTATTAGAATTTACAGGTGCAGGCGTTGACAAGATCCTTAGTGCAATCAAACAAAAAGAAGACGCCATTAACAACATTGCCAACACTGGCGCTGTAAGAGCAACAGAAAGTCGCACAATGAGTGGCGTAGCAATGGAAGTTGAATTCCAATTGCTTAATGCTAAACTAGCTGAGAAAGCAGACAATCTAGAACTTGCAGAAGAACAAATTTGGCGTTTGTTTAGTGAATACCTAGGTGTTGCCTGGCAAGGTTCAATTGATTATCCTGGCAGCTTCAACATTCGTGACACGGGCAGTGAGATTCAGCAGTTGCAAAATGCCAAACTAGCAGCAACCAATCCAATTGTACTAGAAGAAATTGATGCAAAGATTCTAGCATGGATGGGCGTTGACGATTATGAAATGGTTGACCACGACACAACTACACCTGACAACAGAAGTGAGCACATTCAACAAATGATCATGGATGGTTACACTGATGATGCGATACTAGAAATGCACAGCGAAATTACAGCCGCTGATATTGCAAGTGCCAAAGCTAGTTTATTAGATTTACCACAAGGAGAATAATCATGGCGTATAAGAAAAAACCCAAAAAGAAAAAAGGCTACGGCAAATAATGGCCACCTATCTTGGTAGTGCTTGTAAGGGAGCATGTGACGGGCATAGAGCGGGGGCACGATATGCCCGTCGTGGAGGACGCACTCTTACACGCAGTAGTTCAAGTTTTAACAAAGGTATGCGTATTGTACAGCGTCAACTCAAACTAAAGGGTACTCGCACACGTATGAGCATAACCAAGCGTAGTAAATAGTCTTTAAAAACTAGTGTGTTGAGAGATTTGCATAAATAACTTTACACAAACAATGTGCGACGACGGTCGCACACTAACATATCCTAAAAGGAGCGAGGTAAACAATGGACCATAATACAGACACATTGGCTAACGAAACAGTAACTGACACTGAAACATCAAGTCAGGCAGCAGCAAAAAGCTACAGTCAAACTGAAGTTGATAATATGATGGCTCGTATGAGAGGCACTTTGGAACGCAAATTTGAAAAACAATTTGAAGACCTAGGGTCAATTGACGAACTAAAACAATTAAAAACTGAAGCAGAACTACGTGCGCAAGAGCAACAACTCAAGCGTGGAGAGTTTGAAAAAACACTGCAAGAAAAAGCTGCAAAATGGGAAGCAGAAATCCAAAAGAGAGATTCAATTATTACGGATTATAAACTTAATATGCCACTGTTAAACGCAGCAGCAAAACACAAAGCGGTAAATCCTGAACAAGTTCAAGCATTGTTGAGAAACAATATTAGACTTAATGAAGATGGTAATGCAGAAGTACTAGACAGCACAGGTGCTGTAAGATATGATGATGCAGGCAATCTATACAAAGTAGAAGCATATGTAGAAGAATGGTTACATGGTAATCCACATTTCTTAAGTGCTGCGCCTAGCACAACAAATACTAAATCTAGTGTGCGCACGTCAACAACTTCAGAGATTGATCTAACCACTTTGGATCTCACAAACCCAGAAAACAGAAAACTTTACAAAGAGGCTCGTTCAAAGGGTCTCATTTAATAGCCAATTAAGGAGAATTTTATTATGGCAAATTCAGCATATACATCAGGCTTTAACACTGATGCATTATTTGTACCTGCAAAAGCAGCTACAGTCTTCGCTGCTCACGAATCTAGCTTATTCTTGGGTGGACAACTTATTCCTGTTGTTAACGCACCAAACGGTGTTCTACAGGTTCCAGAACTAGCGGCAGTTGCTGCTACTAAACTTTCTGCAGAAGTAAGCACAGGGGTTGACCTTGACACAGTACTTTCAGCAGATACTAAAAACACTATCGTTGCTAACTTGTACGCTGCTCGTTCAGTTGTACGTGACTTGGGCAACATTGATCCAAACGAAATTGGACGTACACTTGGTAATGCAGTTAGTGCCAAATTTGACACTGACGTTGCCACAGTAATTGCCAGTTTAACTGCTGGTACAACTGGTGGTTCAACTGTACTTGACGACATCTTTGGTGCCGTTGGTGCAATCCGCGCAGCAGGCGAAACAGGTCAATTGTTTGGCGTTGTGTCAGCTGATCAGTATGCGGCTGTAATGAGTGCTATTGGTTCAACTGCATATGCAGGTGGTGATGCGTTCCAAGGTGCCGCACTTAGAAGTGGTATGTTGGGTGCAATCGCTGGTGTTCCAATGTTTGTAACCAGTTACTTGACAAACGGTGTTGCTGTATTTGGCCAAGACGCTATGCGCATTGGTATGCAGAAGAACATTGATTTGGAAGTTGGGCGTCGTCCAGAAGCAGTTGGTATGGATGTAGTTGCATCTCTACACGCAGCAGTTGGCTTGATTGACGCAGGTCGTGGTCGTTACTTAGATTACACACCAGCACCGTAAGTAAAGGATAATTGATATGGCTTTTATTGTAGAAAATGATAACGTTATAAGTTTTGCAGAGTATGATGACTTACTCGCTAGAGATAGCAGAGTTATTGAAAACAATGAGAGTCTTACTGATGATGTTATTGAAAGTCAGCTCATCCGTGCTACTGAACGCATTCTTGCTAAAATGAGAATGACTAGTTGGTGGCAGGAGTACTATATGGATCGTCAAGGCGGTTCATATAGGACACGAGCTGACATTCCAGCCTTGGATGCTAATAAGATCAAAGACAGAACACGAGATTTTACAGACCTTTGCGTTTATACAGCATTGTCAGAGTACATTCTACCACAAGTAGCGGACTTTGGCAATCAAGATGATGCAGAGAGAAATAAAATGGGCTACTACACTACCAAAGCAGAAAGTTTATTTGCTGAATTGGTAACTGTAGGTGATTGGTATGACTTTGATAATGACGATACAATTTCTAGTTCTGAAAAAGAACTTGGAAAAATTAATCTGAGAAGAGTAAGATGAGAACACAAATACTCGCATATTTGAAAACACAAAACTTGGGGACTCTTGCCATAAGCAATGATCTACCATTTGATGATAGTGGTGTAGCATTGTATACCAAGAATGTCAAGAAGGTTTATGTGGATCAACAGCAAGTTAGTAATGAACCTGTCCTACAAACTTTAGGTGGCGTCAATATTAACAACCAGGCTGCATCAGTAACAATTTACTTTGCAATAGATGCTAAAAATCTAGTACCAAACTACGACACAATTGTGTCAACACTACAAGCAGTAAAAGACAACGTTAGTATACCAAATGTTCACACTCGCAGCGCGGATGTAAGCACTGAATATGTTGATGACTTGTTAATTACTACAACAACTATTACGTTAACGAAAATCGCATAAGGAGAAACAACTATGGCGTACATTTATCCAGCACCAGGAAATGCTACACACCAAGCCACCTTGAACTTAAAAGTTTCAGGTGATACTCTTGGTTTAGACATTCCTGCATTACAGGATGTAACAGTAAACGCTGCCAACGATGTCTTTACCTGGACACAGTTGAACAGTGGATCTAAACTACAGATCGCAACAACAGCTACTAACTCACTAGGATGTAACATTGTCCTTGATCAGACAGCATTCTTTGGACAAACAGCAGCTGGTGAAGCAGCACAAACAGCAGGTGTCTTTGGATTGTCTAGTGACAAAACCAAAGTCACATTTGAACTTTACTTAGGTTCAACAGACGGCGCAGTGACTGCTGATGGTAAAACCATTAGTGGCGAAGGCTATATTACTGGCCTAGCACCAACTGTTAGTGCAGACAGCCCAGTGTGGATTTCACCAATTACTATTACAGTAGATGGTGACTATACTGTTAGCTAAAAAACACAGAGCGTGAGGGCTTTGGGGATGGGGACTTTTGAGTCCCCATTCTTCTATTAGACTAAATACATAGAAGGAACGATTAATGGATGTTATAGATAGACAGACAGACGAACAGTTGCTTCGTAGTTTATTAGCAGAAGTTGCAAAAGCAAACAATGAAATAAACTGTGCAACAAACGATATAAAAAAAGCAAGAAGCAGACTTAGCTTCTTAATTGTAATGATTAACAAACTGATTGACAGACAAGGAGATTAACAGATGAA